GGAAAAACGGGCAAAAAACTCCCGCTAATACCGATTATGGGGCGGCAGGTGTCGATACCTTTAGCAATAGCGAGTCAACGGCTGAAAAGGGTTCAGATGCGTCTATGGTCATCCATAAACGGTTTAATGCGTTAGATAGTGCTAATTCAGGGATGCCTATTGCTTTATTTATTGGCAGACCCGCTACGAAAAGAATATTTCACAATCAAATATTTTGGGGTGCAGAATACTACGGTATAAAGATGCTGATAGAACGTGCGCCTACGGATTGGTATGACTATGCAGAGCAAAATAAACTTTTAGGTTACTGTTTAAAGACCAATCTAAAAATGAATGGTAAGGAGGTTTATGGTATAGCTCCGCAGGACGGTGAAGCAAGGGAACAGCATTTAACTGAAATGGTAGAATGGGTCGATGTTAGCGTTGATAAATTATGGTATTTACGAATATTGGATGATTTAATACCCTTCAATGTTAAGGAAAGAACCAAATATGACGGTGCTATGGCATTTGGATATGCTTTAATGGCTTGTAAAGAAAAGTACAGACCAATAATTACAGAGGAGACAAGCGAGAAATTGTATAAGTTTTACAACCTAAAACAGAAATATGGAAAGAAAAGTGCTGAATTATAACTTTTTGTTATAATGAAATCTATTTTTATATTTACGCAAAGTATTTTGTTACATGGCTGAGCAACCCAATAGCGAGCGTTTCAGGGGTCAATTCCCTTCGCCTATTTTACCCAAAAATGAATTAGACAAGCCCGAAACAGGGTTACAGGTGGCAAAAGCTATTTACGAAAGCTGTATCTATGGAAGCAATAGCTATTACGCCATCCGAAATACTCAATTTGCCGACAATAGGGTATTTTCTCATGGTAAACAGCCTTTCCAAAGTTATCTTGATATTTTAGGTGTTGATGGTCGGGCAAGCTATATGAATTATGACTACCATCCACGCCCCGTTGCCCCCAAATTCAGAAATATTCTTGTCAATGATATAATGTCACGCCTTGAAAGCATTGACTGTACGGGTTTATCCGCATCAATACAAGCAAGGAAAGACGAAAGGAAGAATGAAATGGCGTTTAAAATGAAGCATGGTGACTTCATAAAAGCGGCAGAACAAACAACGGGTATGCAATTATCGCAACCAAGCGACTTTCAACCCGAAACAGATGACGAATTAGAATTGTGGGCGGGTCTTAACGACAAAGAAAAGGAAGAAACCTTAATGAGTGAGGGTATTTCTTTTATCCTTGAAAATAACGACCAAGAGGGAACAAAGAAATTACTTGCTGAAGATTTGGTTGATTGCGGTTTAGCGTGTGAGTTTACGGGCTTTAACGGTAGGAAGAGAATAGTCAACAAAAGGATTAGACCCGAATACCTTGTTTACGGCACAACACTAACCCTTAACTTTAGAAATATACCATACATAGGCCACGTAGAACGTATCAGCATCCTTGATGTACGACTAATGTATCCTGATTATCCTGAAAAGCAATTATATGAGTTGGCATACCAATTCAAAGGATACTACGGTAACCCTGACAGTTTGGTGGACTTTATCGCTGACTACGAAATAGCTTACACAAGACCGTATGACTCTTTCTTAATTGACGTAATGTTCTTTAGGTATAAAGTACAGAAAGAAATTAATTATAGCAAGGGTGAGGATATTTACGGTAATAAAATCGTTGAGTATCGGGTAATAAAAGACAACCCTAAAAAGAAAAACTACAAAACATATATCCCTACATGGTATCAAGGCGCATGGCTTATTGGNGCAAATGATGTACTTGAATGGCGCGAAATGCCTAACCTAATTAGAAACAACGAAGATGTTGAAGATGTGATGTCAGGTTACGCTGTTTATATGCTTAACAACAATGGTGATATGCTACCTATGTCGCCAATGGAAAGTATTAAGAGTTCCATTATTCAAATGGACTTAGCGGTGTTAAGGATGCAGAATGTTTTGGCTAAAGTAGCCCCTCCGGGTGTTAAAATAGATTTAGACGCTGTTGCTGAAATGGATTTAGGCACAGGTCAAAAATCTATTGGTTACATGAAGCTAAGGGAATTATACCAAGAAACGGGTGATATTCCTTTCAGAAGTTCTAAAATATCAGGTGAAAACACAAGGAACGCACCTATTGAGGCGATTATTAGCGGTTACGGCAATATGCTTCAGGAACAAATCGCTATTTATAACTTTGAGTTGAACAACATAAGGGATTACTTAGGTATCAATGAGGTTAAAGACGGTAGTGGCGTACCTGCAAGAATGGGGTTGGGTGTAGCTAATGGTGCAGTACAAGCGTCTAATATGTCCACAGCACACATTTATAACGGCTATATCAGCATATTAACAGATACAGCTAAGGCAACAGCCATTTTACTTTGGGATGCCTTAAACACGCCTGAAACGAACGATATGTACATTAGGTTATTGGGTAAATCCAATGCTGATTTTATTAAATACAATAAGGATTTAACAAGGTCTAATTACGCTACTAAAATATCCGTTAATATGGGTGCTGAAGATATGCAATGGCTAAGTGAGTTCTTAACTACGGCAGTACAGCAAAAACAAATGATGCCGGATGATGCTATGATGGTTAAAAAGTACTGTAAGTTTGACATGGAGTACGGTATCAGGTACTTAACCTTTATCCAAAAGAAACGTCAGAAAGAACAACAACAAATCCAGCAAGCACAGGCGCAACAGCAACAGCAAGCAACGGCACAGCAAGCCCAAATGCAGATGCAAATGAAAGCGCAACAAGAGGCGGCAAGCGATAAACGTGAAGTTGTTAAAGTTGATAAGAAAGCAAGTGGCGAACACATGAATATGTTACAGGCACTTATTAACGATGCTATTAAAATAAATATGGAAACNGGCGCACCTATTCACCCATACGTACAAAACTTAATAGACAACCAACATCAGTTGCAATTAAACCAAATGGAGATGCAGATCAAGCAAATGGAAGAAGGGCTTGAAGAACACGATTTACAAATGACACAGGTAGCCCAAAAACAGCAGATGCAACAGGCTCAACAAGCCATGCAACAACAACAAGGACAACAACAAGGTCAACAACAGGGAGCAGCAGCGTAAAATAAATTTTGTCATTATAACTTTAAGTTATACCTTAGTGTAAAAATTGGTAAAAAATATATGGCAGTAGCAGGATTAACAGAACTTGAACAAGAGTTTTACAGGGACTTACTGGTTGAACCGACCCCCGAAGTGGCAGTAGAAGAACCAACCCCTGAACCGGAAACAGTAGTAGAACCTGAACCTGAACCGACACCCGTAGCAGAACCCGTTGTAGAAACGGTAGTTCCGGAATATAGCGGTAAAAAATACATACCCCTTGAAAATGAAAAAGAGGTTTACGAAACCCTTTCAAAAAAGTACAGGTATGAAAACATGAACCCGAAGAAAAAGCCCTTGCCTTTATCGCAAAGGAAAATCCGGGACTTGATGAGGACGAAATACTTTTTATAGCGTCATCTGAATATGGTATTGGTGTTGCAAAACCCGATATGGATGATTTAACGGATGAGCAGGTTGTAGCCTTAAGAAAACAAGATATAGCCCGTAAACAACTGTTAAACAAAGCTGATTCTTATTTTAATGAGGAAGCAAGCAAAATAACTTTAAACGGTATCGACCCGTTAGAGGATAATGAGGACTTTAAAACTTTCCGTCAGCAAAGAGCAGAACAGGAAAGGATAAAAGCTGAACAACAAAGAAATTACGAGAATACAATAAAAGAAGTAACTAACGCAGTAAAATCAATTTCAGAGTTAAAAGTACCCGCTGAAATAGACATTGATGACCGCAAGTTCGCGGTTGATGTGACTTTCAAAATGGATGCTGAAAAACAACAGAAGGTAATTGACTACTCCAAACGCTACAGCCCGTCAGATGATGAGGTTAAGCAGTTTACCGATGCTACTACAGGCAAGTTCGACTGGAAAGGGTATCATAGTGAGTTAGCCAACAGACTGTTTTACAAAGAAATTGCCAAAGCTGGATTACGGCAGGGACTATCACAAGACAGGGAACATTTTATCGAAAAGGAACTCAAAAATTCCACGTTAAGGAATAACGATGTTTCACAAACGGTGCAAAAGGACTTTGATATTGTTGATGTGTGGCCTTTCGGCAGATAATTAACAACATTTTTTAAACGAACTTTCCCTTAAACGGGATTTAAAAACAACAACATCATGGCACAACCGGGTGGACAAAACCCCTCACAAATTACACTATCACAAGGCGTCAATTATCAATTTGAGTCAGACTTGTCAATGCTTGTACCGAGGGCGTATCCAAAATTCATCAAACAATTCCCTTCATTAGCATCAAAGAACTACATCGTTCTGCGTGAAGCACAAAATGGCGGTTTATACACTTCCAACAAACAGTTCTACCAATGGACTCAAAAGGGTAAAAATGCCCCTGCGTTTCAGGTATCTACCAACGTAGCACCGGGTTCATCTTCGGGTACTATTACTTTGAGTGCAGCTTATCAAACCGACAACAACACACTTGCACCTTTCGGTAACGGTCTTTATTTCCGTAACCAAACCACAGGTCAGGTTATTCAGTTGTCGGCGGTTGCTAACTCAAACGGTGTAACTACCGCTACCGCAACAACTACAGACGGAACTAACCTTGTTATTAATGCTACAGACATTATGACATGGGCAGCTACTGTAGTAGGTGAGGCAGCAGGTACACAGACCACTATGGCTACTGTGGACGTTAAAGTTATCAATAACTGCGCTACCATCAAAACATCACAGACCTTTACCGATTGGTCAATGTTCGAGCGTTTGGATATTCCTAATAACCCCGCAGGTTTCGACCGTATCCGTTTCCGTCAACAGGCAGACGAGCGTGACCGTTTCTTGTTCCAACAGGAAGATTTGTTGATGTTTGGTAAGCCAATCACCAACATTACAGGTATCACCGATGCTCACACAGGTCTTGTTCCTAACGTACAGGCTAACGGTACAACTGACACCACTTCAACAATTGTTAACCAAGCGTACTTTGACAACATCCGTAGAAATATTGATGCTCAAGGTTACTCAATGAACTACGACTGCTTGCTTAACATTGAGTTGCGTATGAAATGGGAAAACTTTATTATGTCGGCTTACAACGCAGGTAGCATCGTATTGGCAAACAAAGATTCTTTTGAAGGCGAAGGCGCAGAAATCAACCGTAACTTCAAACGTTATGACCTGCATGGTATTCAGTTGAACTTTATGACTTATGATTATTTCTCATTGCCAAACGTATTCGGTGGTACACCAAACACAGGCTTGTGGAATAACGCAGCATTGCTTATCCCTCGTGGTGACGGTGTTAACCCTGAAGATGGTACTAACGTTCCACGTTTCCAAGTAAGATGGCAAGGTGTAAGCGAAGGGTCAAGCGCAATCAAACTGCGTCTGACTGGAGGTTATGCACCAATCCCAACAAGTGACACGGAAAACTTAGTTGTTTCTACAGTAGCTACTAAAGGCTTACAGGCTTTCGGTATCAATGGCTACCAGTGGTTGCAACTTGCTTCCTAATAATTAAAAAGGGGTGGGGAATGGACTCCACCCCTCTATTTTTTTTGACATCATGGAGTTACAAAAATCACCAGTACGGCCCCCCGTTCGGATAGGTAGACCACCCGCAAAAGCGAAGGTCGAGGAGTCCAAGAACGACACCACCGAAAAAATTGATTTAGGGTTTGAAATTGACCCAACAAAAGTGTACATATTTGAGACACTTAAAAAATCAGAAATGCCCCGTTACGAAAATTTGGGCGCATCAACAAAAGCGTTTGACCCCGTAGAAAAAAGATACAGGGATATTCGTTACATCGCTACAGCACCAAGTATATTCCCTGAAGAATGGGATGAAAGTTTTTTGGAAAGACCCGAAGAACCACTTGGATTTTACAGAAATCAAATTACTTGTTCAGGGCAGGATATTCGTAAAATGGAATATTTATTAAATCACCCATTGTATGAACATTCACCTTTTCGAGTACTAAACAGACCTGCAATGTACACTATTGCCGATAAGGACGTTTTAGACCAAATTAAGGCTAAGGAAAACGACAGTCAACTAAGAGCGTTGGAATTAATTAAGACAACGGACATTGACGATTTAAAACCTATTGCAAGGATTATTTTTGGTATTACCGAAACATCAACAACAGCAATTCAGAACGCATTGTTTGACTTTGTTAAAAAACCAGTACAGGGATTAAACCAAAAATCAAACGCTGAAAAGTTGATAGACAATTTAAGTAACAAAAAGTTACAAAGAGAGTTTACAATTCAATCGGCTATTGATAGAGGTATAATTGTTGTAAATAAGGATAAGATGGAAGCGAGGTTGTCGGAAAACAATACGCTTATTTGTCAACTTGTCACGAAAAATCCTGTAAAAGATATAACTGAGTACAGTTATTTGGATGAAGGACAAAAATTCTATCAAATTTTGCGTGCTAAAATATAATTTATATATTTGTACTGTTAGCCTGACTCAACAGGCGAATGGTTTTTCATAGATAGGTTTATAAGCATTTTGATTAAAATCCCCTTGCTGCGAGAGTCGGGGGATTTTTATTTTATTGCATTATAAAAAATAGTTATATTAGCAATCAATATGACAGGGGTAGT